GATGCTACTATGACAAGTGGCGGTTACTATTTAATCACAGAAGTAAAACTATTCGAAGGATCAGCAGTATTGTTTGGAGCAAATGAAAAAACTCCTGTAATGAATGTTATGAAATCCGAAGAAAGAATGTCTTATGCAAACAAAATATCCAACGATATTGATGTAGTGGCAAAGGCAATCGTAAATGGAAAAGGTACAGACGATAGATTGTACGAATTAGAAATGAAGTTAAAGTATTTGAATAATCAATTATTGTTACTCGCACAGACAGAACCGCTTGACATTAAGCATTCTATTTCTGTAGAGCCAACTATTATAATGGAGAATTCATTTGATTGGAATAAAGTAGTAAATAATTTAAAAATGTAAAAAGATGGCAGAAAACAATTTAACGCCCGAGCAAGTAATTGAACAAATCGAAACAAAGTTCAATGACAAAATGAATTCAATGGTTACAAAAAGTGATCTTGATGGATTGAAAAATGATGTAGAATCATTAAAAGGATTGACTGAAAAAAGTCAAGCAATCGAAACTGCAATCGCAGCATTCGAAGGAAAGATCGAAGCATTGGTAGAAAAAGCACAAAACAACAAAGGTGGTCGTGTATTATCAATCGGAGAACAAGTAGTTGAAGGTTACAAATCTCAAATTGAAGGTTTGAAACAAGGTAAAGGTATCGAATTAGATATCAAAGCAGACACTACAATCACTGGAGATTACACTGGTAACATTGCTTTATCAACTTTAGAAGCAGGAGTCAACAGAATCGCTAGACAAGTTCCTAAACTTCGTCAAGTTGCTAATGTTGGTAGTACAGTTTCTAAATTTGTAACGTACATCCAACAAACTTTAGCATCTACTGCAGGATGGACTTCTGAAGCAGGTGTAAAGACAGAAGGAGAATTAAAATACCAAGAAGTATCAAAAGAAGTGAAAAAAGTGGCAGGAATCATCAAAGTTTCGAAAGAAATGTTAGAAGATTTGTCATTTGTACGTAACGAAATCAATACTGACTTGTTAGCAACGCTAGAGGATCAAATTGAGAACTCGTTATTGAATGGTTCAGGTGTTGGTGCTAACTTGGAAGGATTGTTGACATTTGCTCAAACATTCGCTGCAGGTTCATTTGCGACAAGTATTCCTTTAGCAAATATCTCTGATGTTATTCGTGTTGCGGCTGCTACAATTGAGTCTAATAAATTCATGGCAACACACGTAGTTTTAAATCCAATTGACGTTGCTAAAATGCAATTGACTAAAACATCTGCTGGAGAGTACACATATCCAATTTTCTACGTTGACAATTTAACAGGACAACCTAAATTAGCAGAATTGACTGTAGTTTCTACTACATGGATGGCAGCAGGTACGTTCTTGGTAGGAGATATGTCAAAATCTAACGTAAGAATGCGTGAAAACATGAATGTTACTGTAGGTTATGTTAATGATGACTTCCAACGTAATATGGTATCTATTCTTGCTGAAGCACGTTTGGTACACTATGTTAAAGCAAACGATGTAAATGCATTTGTTAAAGGTGTTATTGCTACTGCAATTACTGCAATAACAAAACCATAAGTAACACTATAAATTAGCAAAGATGGCAACAACTAGAAAACCTAAAAAACCTTTAAACATCAGTATTGATACTAAACACGTTGACATTGAATTTCACAGAGATGCGGAAGGAAATGTAAATGCGTCATTAGACACTCCAATCATTGATGTTGATGTTACTAAAACAGATAAAGGTGTAAATGTAAAAGTCGATCTTGATAATGATAAAGAATATGAATTCGAATCAAATGGTAAAGAACACCATCTACCTAAAGGTACTGTATGGAAGATTACTGGAGAATTGGCTAAAATATTCTTGAAAAGAGGTTTAGGAAAGTTAAAATAAATAAAGTATGTTTTTAGAAGTATCTGATTTCACAGGAAAGTTTCAACTTCATACAGGAATGTATGACCAATCAAAGTTGGAATCTTATATCGAAAGATATGAGAAAAAGTACCTTGTTCAGTTATTTGGAGTAGAATTATACAATGATTTTATGGGGGATATTGACGCAGGAATGCCTCAGTCCCCCAATTTCATTAAAATATTCAATCCATTTAATGAGCAAATTGATATGCTTAATATTGCTATGTCAGAAGGAATATTGGATATGCTAAAAGGATTTATTTATTTTGAATATGCTAAAGACCTTATCAATCAAATGACACCATTTGGTAATGTTGCTCAACAAAGTGAGAATAGTTCAGTTGTAACTCCCTTATACTCAATGATGTATGCTAGGTATAATGAGTCTGTAAAAACATATCGTGCAATTCAAACTTACATGATTTACAACTCTTCAGCACCTACAGGTCAGATTTTACAGATATGGTTTCCACAAGGTGGTGTTGGTTACACAAGTGATTTAATACAAGCGTCATGGACTGGCGGTAGTGGTACAGGTTACAAGTCAGATGTTCAAATGGAATTGGTTGGTGGTGTAAAACAAGATGTTACCATATTGACAGGTGGTACTGGTTATTCAAATGGAGATATACTTCCAACAACTGGCGGTGCAGGTAGTGGGTGTTCAGCACTTATTTTAACCATTGCAGGTGTAGTAACTGATGTAACAATTGAACACTCTGGTCAAGGTTATGCATTGAATGATGTATTAACTATTGCCGGTGGTAGTGCAACGTTCAAAGTTAATGGACTAGGTATAGGATCAGTTTATAAGTTATCCAATACCCAAGCAGGTATCAATTATAAAATTGGAGATGTACTTACATTGCCTGGTGTTGCAACAACAAAGGCTCAGATGGGTGTGTTGTATGTAGGGCTTGGAGATTATCGAAAGTTAAAAGGAAATCATTTACAATATGCTTATTGGTTATGACAAAGGAAATTTCTAGTATAGTACAAAATATAATTGCAGGTGTTGATAAAACAATCACAGGCAAATATGATAGTGTATCTAAAAGAACATACGTTTGTAAGACTAAATGGGCGAGAATTGGTAAATATGTACTTGATACAATTGGTAATAAATATCTAATAACTCAATTGGTAGATGATGAATATATCGTAACAGAACCGAAAGGATTAGGCGGTGTAATCACATTGAATACTCCATTTTGGATAACAGGTACTAAAATATCTGCCAACAGAGAATGGACTATTTCGGGCAATCATTTAATTGAAAAGACACCATTAGTATGGTTGTTAGAATTGATTAAATATCAATCATTTGGAAGAGAAAGTACTCTTGACTTTGAAACAGAATTAAGATTATTCATACTAGACGAAACGAATATCACTAATTTCTATGTAGCAGATCACAGAGAACAAGTAGTACTTCCAATGGAGAATCTAGCAAATGAAATAATGAAAGTCATCAATAGCAACAGAAAGTTTGTTAGAATTGATAGTTATGCTATTTATTCTTTTAGCAGATTTGGGGTTGAAAAAGAATCGGGAATGTTTCAGAATATTCTAGATGCTAATTTATCAGGGGTTGAATTAAGGTTCACTTTGAAAAAATACAAAGAAAATTGTAAATGTTAAATGTCTTAAAAAATAAAAAAAATGGCAGGATGTAATTGTAATATGGGTTTATCGAATACAGGTAGACCGAACTGTGTAGCAATACAATCAGTAACCGCAAGATTGATCATGGTTCCTCTGATCGCAAAAGATGGAACAGCAAATAGTATTCCTTTGACAGGTGTATTGCCTGTATGGAATACATTAATTAACCAATCAGATGCGACTAAAAGATGGTTTCCTTTACCACAATTCGAGAATGTAGAATTGCCTAAAGCAGAAACTAAATTTGAAGAAGCAAACTCTGGTAGAATGGTATATCTTCGTCAAGGTAAACGTTCTTTTGCAGGAGAATTATGGGCTGAGGATTCAACTCCAACGTTCTTAGGTAAATTGCAAAATAATCGTTGTGTTGACTTTGGTGTATACATCGTTGATGTTAATGGAAACTTAATCGGTTCAAAACAGAATGGTGCATTGTACCCAATTCCTGTTGATAATCCTTCATTTGATCCAAAATTCATGTTTGCAACAGATAGTACAACTCAAAAAATCATGGTAGGTTTTGACTTCGAAAGATTGTTTGATGAGTCTACAATGTACATGATTACTGCAGAAGAAGCAGGAGTTAACTTCAACACATTGACAGGATTGT